CTGCAATTATTTATGCTGTCCGTCAGCTTGTTATAATCTTCATCAGCAGAAAGTAATATACCAAGCAAACCATTGTAGCCGTAAGCACCGGCAATATTCATCGCGTTGGCCACCCGCTCCGCCTCGGTCATTTGCTCAAAGTAGCCGCGCAGCTCCTCAATGGTGCTGCCAAAGCTCTTCATTGTGCCGTCGGCTCGCACCGCGGAATACTCATACTCACCAAACGCCTCGCTGGTTAGCGTAACGCCATCCAGCAGGCCGTTAAAGGTATTTTTCAATGCCGTACCGGCAATGCTGCCCTTAACGCCATTGTTAGCCATCAGGCCAACGGCCACCGCAACATCTTCAATGCTATAGCCAAGCGCGCCGGCCACTGAGGCTGACCCCTTAAAGGTTTCACCCATAATGGCAACGTTAGTGTTGGCGTTGGTGGCCGCGGCCGCCAGCACATCCGCAAATCTGCTGGTATCCTCCGCCCGCAGGTGGAAAGCGCTCATGCTGTCCGTCACAATATCCGATACCAAGGCCAATTCTTCCCCGCTGGCTGCCGCCAGCTGCAAAACGCCATTCATACCGCTTAACATATCTTCAGCGTCCCAACCGGCCATAGCCATATAGCCCATTGCCGTCGCGCTTTCGGACGCTGTAAATTTGGTGGTGGCGCCTAGGGCTTTAGCCTGCTCGGTCAAGGCAAGCATATCCTCAGTCCCAGCCCCTGAAAGAGCGCTGATATTTGACATACCGCTTTCAAACTCACCAGCCAAATTTAGACAATCCTGATAAGCGCCATAAATATTTCGCAAGGCTGTATAAACCCCAGCCGCCGCAATGGCCTGACCGGCAGCGTCAAAGGCGCTGCCTATTGCTCCGGCTCCCTGAGCTGCTCTCTCTTGGGCCCGCTGCACATCCCGCATTTCTTCTGCTAGCCGGATACTTTCCGCCGTCAAGTTATCCGTGTTCACCCCAGCCTGGCGCAACGCCTCGCTGGTCTGCTGCAAACGCTGCTGTTGACGGTTTAAAGCGTCTGATGTGCTGTTTATTCGCTCCTGCAAGCGCAAGCTTTGTCGCTCCAAACCGGCGGTATTGCCAGTGGTTTCGCTAATCTCCCGCTGTAGCAAATCGTGCTGTCGTTGCAAGCCCTCCAACCGCTGTCGGGTTCTGTCCACAGCCTGCTGCTGCCGTTGATATGAAGATATATCCCGCTGCGCCCGGTTAAGCCCTTGCAGCTGTTGCTGCATCTCGGCTATTCTTTGACCAGCTCCGCCAAAAGCCCTGTCAAATGCACTGCTGCGCTGGGCGTGCAGCCTAAAAGCCAATTCATGTAAAATAGGCCCTGCCAAATTCCCACCTCCTTAATCCTTGCGCTTCATACTCTCCACAATCTCGTTATTAACATCAATCCACTCTCTAAGCTCAGCCAAAGTGCAATCAAGCCAAAAATCCACTGGCGTATGATTGTTCTGGGCCATAATAAGGCACTGCTTTCGCAGGCTGTGGGTATCCTTTAAGCCTGCGCCGCGAGTAAAAAACTTCTTGCTCCGTTGCGGATTCGGTTAAAAACGGCAATCGGCAGACGGCGGAAAAATTTTTCATCCACCTGCTCCCGGCAGGCCTTAACCGCCAGCAGCGTCAGAAATTGGCTGGAAAATTCCGGCGAAATCACAGCCTTACCGCGCAGCAGCATTTGCTGCTCAATGGCCAAAAAATCCTCGCCAGTAAGCTTTCCCCAATCAAAGGTTAAACTATCATAGGTTTGCCCCTCCCATTCTCTCGCCTGCCTGAATTTAACTGTCTGACAATATAATTCCTCACCAGCAACAGCTTCCGCTTCTTGCAAAGCCTCCTCGTATTCTTTATCGTCAATAAAATTGCTCATTATCAAACCTCCTATTTGCCCAAAATCTGCCGCATTTCGGCCAGATAATCCACGCCGCCAACCTCGCAGACGTAATTAAACGGATCAATTTTCCAAAGCGCCTTGCCGTCCTTGTAGCCCTCATAGCGATAAACTGCATATTCGCCGGAAACATCAGCCACGCTGGCCGGAGCCACTGTTCCAGGCGACATCTTCTTCGGCACCACAATCATAACGTGTTTATCAGCCTGCTGTTTCTGTTCAACCTCAACCGTATCCCAATATTGCTCGTCAACCCGCAAATCAATGTGATGCTTTTTGGGCGCCATCAAATGCACCGCGGCATCTGTACAGCTGCGAAAATTTAACCCCAGTGTCATTTTTTCCATCATACCAATAAGCACAGCTTCAATCGTGCCGCCAAAACCAGCCCCCGTCATATCCTGCGATAGATAAGTAATATCTGGCAGCGTGGCTTTAGCCACGCCAAGCAGATTAATGTTATCCTCGTAAACCTCAAATTCCAAATAGGCCTGCGGTTGTTTTGCCATTGTCTATCACATCCTTTCGTTTACTGTTTTTCCTTGCCAAGCAAAGCCTTAACCTCCGCTCTGGCCTGCGCCATACGCTGCTCCGGCGAAAGATTTTCCGCCATTGTCGGCTCGTTGTTCGGCAAAGCGCCAACCTGCGCTGCACCAGATTGCATAATATCCCCCTGCCAATCCCGCAAAAAGCTTTGGCGTTTTTCTGCTGCAGCCTGCGCCGCCCGATAAGCCAATTCCTGCGCCGTACAAGCCTGCTCGCCATATTTAGCCGCCCGCACCAATTCAGCGTCAAAAAGCGCTGCCACTTTGTCAATCTCCTGCAAGCGGCAGCGTTCAGCCTCCGCCGCTGCGCTTTTTTCCTGCCCGGCCTGCGCCAAAACTGTTTGTTCCAGCTCAGCCACCAGCTCCGGATACTCCTCGCGCAACTCTTTCAAATTACCTGCCATCTTTTTTTGGCCCCTTTCTATTTGTTTTTTTGCTTCCGGCTCTATCACCGGGATATTAAATGCCGCTGGCACCTGTGCGCAAAAAGCGCGGCCGTTGACAAATAACCGTTTTCTGTTGGCACTGGCTGCAATTTGCAGCGGCTTGGCCCCCTCTAGCAGTTTATCAGCAAAGCCTTTTTCCAAGGCTTCCTCGCCTGTCATATATGTGGTATCGCTCATCATACTGGTAAGCTCATCAGCAGAAAGACCACATTTACGCTGATAAGCGGCTATCATCGCTTTGTCATGAGCGTCATATTCATCAGCCAGCTCGCGCAGCTCGTCAGCATTAAAGCCACCCCAAAGCCGCCCCCAGCATTTGTGCACCATAACTAGACTACAGGGATTAATTAAAACATCGTCACAGGCACACATAATCACTGAGGCCGCGCTCATAGCCGCGCCGTCAATAACACAACAAAGCTGCACACCGGCCCTTGCCAGCTCACGCAGCCGATTATGGATAAGTAGCCCCACCAGCACATCACCGCCAATACTGTGCATACGCAGGGTTATTTTTTTCACACCGGCCAATTCTTGCAAATCCCGCAAAAAATCGCCCTGAATAATAAAATCACCCTGCTCCGGCTCGCCCCACCAATTCAGCGGACGCTCGCGCACAATCTCACCATACATAGTAATCTCAGCGCTTTCTCCCTGCCGTTCCATAGCATAAGCGCCGCTTTTCAATCCTTTTGTTTTAGTCATCAGCCCCCTCCTTTTCATTCAACAACGCATTTTCATTTTGTTGACCGGCAAAATCCAAACAACCAGCCTGCCGCAGCAGCTCATTTTCTCGCTTAACCTGCTCAACATTAGCCTCCCAATCGCCGCCGCCCAGCTCTCTTGTCACCTGCTCGTGCGTCTTAATACCACGGTTAATCAGCAGCACCGCCGCTTTGGCTTCTTTAAGCGGGTCAAGCTGACCTTGCACAGGACCAATCCACCGCGCACCGCACCAGGCCGCCCTCAGCAGCGGGTCGTCAAAAAAGCCTGGCGCTTTTACGCGCCCCAGGGCCACGGCTTCAGCCAGCCAAATTTCATAAACCGGCTGGCAAAAATCATCCACAAACCAAGCCCGGCGCATTTTCATACTCTCCCAAGCTTCCAAAAGCGCGCCCCGGCTAGCTGAATAGGAGCTGTTAAACTCTTTTAGCAAAACATCAAATGGCAGCTCCAAATCTGCGCCAATCATTCGGCTAATCGTCTTAACAAAATTTTCAAAGCCAGCCGTGGGAATGTTGGGATTGCCAAAGGCCACCTTTTCATTGGGGTTCAGGTGTAAAACGGTGCCTGGCCCCATTTGATATTCATTTTCACCAATTTGCTCATCCGCGGCGTAGCTTTCACCGCCCGGCCCAACCACATCGCCAACCTCGTTAAATGGCATCTCGCTGGTATTATTTTCTGTATAAACCCACGCCGAAAAGAATGATTGCACCAAAGCCGCCATCAGTTCGCTTTCCGTATA